GTCGCGGTCAGACTGGTCCTCTGCAAATTCGGCGGCATTCTTCTCGATGAGCTTTCGCGAATGCTCCTCTTCCAAATCTTCACGAAGTCCGGCGTACTTCTCGGCAAGATCGATGCGCATCTGCTCGGCCATCTCCGATGCAATCGTCTTATTGTTCTCAGATTTCACCAGCGCCGCGAGTTCTGCGTTGTACTGATTGGAGAGGGCTTTCATCTTCCATTCAAATTCCTCCTGCGAGCCGGATTGAACCATAGACAGATGCAGGGCGATGAAGTCGGCTTCGGCTTTGTTGGCGCGGTCAATCTGCGAGGCCTGGATATCGGCCAGTTTCCGCTGATGCTCGGCTTCAATTCCCTGTATCTGATTGTTCAGAGCCTCCCGGAGTTTAACCTCGGTATCCTTTGTTTTGGCAAGTTTGGCCCGCAGGTCCTCAAGCTGACGGTTGTAAGACAGCATCTCGGCCTGACGCTGACGCTCCAGGCTGTCGGTGATGATTTTCAGAAGCGCATCCTCACCGGCACGGACCGCTTTCTTCAGTTCCTCGGCCTGCTTCCTGGCATCGTCGGCGCCGGAAGAAGAGCGGCCCGACGAACTGACTTTCTTTGTCTCGGCATCTTCTGCTTTTTTGATATTTATCTCGGCATACTTCTTCACTGACGCAACAATATCTTCATACTGCTTGCGGGTCAGTTCTCCGTTGGCATACATCATGGCCGCCAACTGAAGCTGCATCCTCTTCTCCTCCTCAATAATCTCTTTCTTGTAGGCGAGTGTGCCGATAGCCTGTTCACGCTCGTAGGCATTGACCTCCGTCTGTATTTTCAGCAGATAATTGAGACCATCCTCCTTACTTGCCTTAAAGTCGTCATCAGCCTTTTTCTTGGCCTCAAGGGCTTCTTTGTATTCGTCCTCATCTTCATCATACAGCTTGGAAGCCTTACGGAACAAATCGTCGTAGGCGTCCTTTTCCGCCTGCTTGTTCTTGAGGCTCTCAACCAGCAGCTCGGCCTCGGTGGCGCCCCGCGCTTTCATCCGCTCAATGAGTTTGTCGTTGGATTCGCACAGCTCCTCAATGGCTTGTTTCTGCTGCTTGTAGCTCTCAATCGCTTCATCGCTCGTGCCGAAGAATGCGGTGAACGCTTTGACGAGACCCCACACGGCCGCGATACAGGCGACTATGGCAACCACAACCAATCCGATAGGGTTGGCGTTTGCCGCGGCGTTGAACGCCCACTGGGCCGCCGTCAATGCCGCTGTTGCAATGGTGCCTTTCCCCTGGGCGGCGGTATGGAGATTCTCGGCCGCCGTGCGCAGTTTGGTCTGCAAAAGGTTGACGCCCTGCATCACGGCCGACTGTTTCTGCAATGAATTCTGAATCGACTGCATGGCGTTTGATGCCACCAGTGCCGCCTGGAGTTTGGTCTGTACTTTTGCCAGGTCCTCGGAGCTGATGCCGAGCATCTCGGCCGCCCCGGTTGCGAGACCGAATCCGTCGATAGCGAGTTTCAGGGTGCCTCCGAGCTGGTCGAAAGCACGCGTGTCGGAGGCTGCATTGGCTATGGCCTGGTTCGTGTCGGCTATCGCGTCTTTGAGGACACCAGCTTGCTCTGTGAGGTCTCTGATGTGGTCAGCAAGAGCTCTGCCCTCGGCCGATGCTTTCTCCTCATCCGAGAGATTCTGATACTCGATTGAAAGATTGGCGATTTCAAGCACAAGCTCTTTGAGGTCTTTTTTCAGAGTGGCTTTCGATGCGGACCCTGCGGCGATAACCTTGTCATTCGCGGCTATCTTGGCGTTGAGTTCGGCAATTTTCTGCTGAGCATCCTCGCCCGACTGGTCGACCTGCTTCAAAGCTTCCATCAGCCTTTTGTTCTGAGCCTCGGCCTCGGCGGCCGATGTTGCCTGCACCTCCATGATGTCGCTTACATCGGTGAGGCGCATGGAGTTCTCGGCAAGCTTCTCGTTGATAAGGGCAACCGTCTCGGCATATTGGGCGTCTGAGGTGTCAAGCATGTTCCTCGCCTCAAGCAATATCTTGCTTTGGTCTGAAACGTCCTTTGTTGTGACGGCCTGCTGATTGAGGGCGGCCATAAGGCTTTCGGTGCTCACCACGCCGTTCTGCCCGGCTATGGCATAATTGCCAACATTGCGCTGGAACTCCCCCATATCGGCGGCAACATCTTTGAGATGTGCGTCAAGATTCTGAATGGAGGCTTCGAGTTCTTTGCCGAAATCAGCATTGCGTCCCTCCTCGCTCAAATCCTTGTATGCCTTTTTCAGCAGCTCCAGTTGCTGCGACATGTGCACATAGCTGCCTTCCTGGGACTGAGCCGCCTTTTCTTCCGCGGTCATTATCTGAGTGAGGGTTCGCTTCTCTTGCGTCAGAGACCGATGCTGCGCAATCAGTGCGGCCTGCTTCCCGGTGAACTGCTCCATTGTCATGAGACCCGCTGCAAGTGCCTTCTCATTGTCGGACTGGGCCTTTTTATTTTCCGCGAGCTGCCGGGTGATTTTGGCGAGGCTCCGGGTCTGATTCTCATATGTGTCATGGAATCTGTCAAGGAGATTCTTCACCTTTTCATGCTCGGTGTATGTTTCCCGCTGGGCTTTGTTGACTTTTTCCTGCTCCATGAGCTGCCTGGAGATGGTGTTGGTGGTATTGGCCACAATCCGGCTCTGCTCGGCCATGACGTCGTTCAGCCTGCGGCCGGCATCGGCGGCTTCTTTGCTTTTGTCTACAAGCAGCTTCTCGAGTTTGTCAATGTCGCCGATTACGCGCACTTTTATATCCACACCTTTTGCAAGCTCTTTCGCCGTGTCGGTGTATGTGTCAAGCAGCCCGCGTATCTCTTCGTCGAGCTCCTTGATTTTATTTATTGTCTCCTGCGGGACAAGGTCTGTTATTTTTACATTACTCATCAGTATGGGGTTATATATTCTACGATTGGTTTGTCTAACTCGTCGGAAATCCGGGAGAATCCATAGGTGCCGTCCGCGTTTTTGTAGAGGGCTACGGTCTCCTGTTCCATCACGGCCAATGCTTTTGCGAGCCGTCGTATGCGCTCGGCCTCCTGGCTGAACCGCTTGTTTTTACAATTACAGCTCATCGGTATCCGCAATCTCTGAAAAATGATTCTATCGCCGGCAGCATGAAGTTGGCATTGAAGTACCCTATGGCCGTCGGGCCGATATCGAGCAGGCAGTCACCATATTTGGCCACAATCGCCGGGCCATTGCCATTGCCGGGGTCTATGTCAAGCCCGTAACCATTGGGGGCTGCTGTTATCTCGGAATAGAATACGCCGGTGATATAGAGGTTGGGGACGTCGTCGGGGCGCGGCGGCAAACCGAGCACAGCGCCTGACACCTGAGGGGAGATGCTGCGCTTCCATGCCTTGTAGTCTTTGGCGCGATGATACCAGAAACCAGCCTCATCAAAATACGGGTCATTGTCGTAAGTGGGTGTGAGATGGTTCTCCTCTCCGTCAAGACCGCTGAGCATCTGCTCCTTGATACATGAAATCACTACATCGGAGTGTTCGGCCAGGCATCGGGCGCAGGCCGCCTCGAAACCCGCGGCAATACGTCCTATAATATCGACCACATCTTCAATGCTCATGGCGTTGTGAAATAAATGGGCGGAGATGTTCGCACCCCCGCCCGTGATTCAACTTCGGATTCGTACTTCGCTACTTCCTCCGGGTTCGCCGGGGTCTGACGATGAGGTCGTAGGCCTGCGAGAGCATCTTCTTGCGCGTATCGATATCGCGGTTCTGCCATAGCACCCCGATATGCCGCGATTCAAATTCCTCCCGGCTCATCTTTTTAACCTCCTCGTCGTTGAAGTTCACACGCTCGAATATCATACAGCCTGTTCTATGCCTTTGATGCCGTTTTCGTAGAGCACATTGGCGGGTTTGAGACTCGGCACGACACCGTCATCGGATGCTATTACAAGTGTGTCGTCGGCTTCATCGTATGTTACGGCGGTGGCAGAACCGTTGATCACGCCAGTGCCGGCCTCTGCGATGAGGGGACCATAAATTGATGTGACGTCAAAACCGCCCTTCACCTCAAGCAGCCTGTACTTGTTGCCGGCCTCGCCGGCTTTTACAAGCGCCACGGCAACGAGCCCCAGGACTAACTTGTTTGTATTAAGTTCAAATCCGAGTTTGATGTAGTTGAACCTGACCTTTGACAGCTTGGCATCCTTGTGGCAGAGCACAATCTGCATGGTGGGTCTGGCCGATGATGTGGCAATCGGGGAAGATTCGCCATATACGCTGCTCATGGGATAGCCGGCGAGAGTGTCGGTGCCGTCGTCGATACCATGCAGGAAGTTGTCCTCGTCAATGAAATAGGCATCCCATTGGGAGTTCGCCGTCTGCATCAGCGACGCATCAAGCTCGGGGTAGTATTTTTCGAGGTCAAATGCATCTTTGCGGGCGGAAACGCCGGTGACCTGCTCAGGGCCCCAGCCGGTTGCCGCAGTCTGCACCTCGCCGCCATTCTTGGCGTATTCGCAGAGCCCCGCTATTCCATAGGCACGGGAGCTGTGCTCGGCATGGATGAGTTTCTCAAGTTTTTCAGCCGTCAGGTCGGCGGGAAGCTTGGTGCCGGGCGGCACGAGAATTACGGCGCGCATTTTGCCGAAATTGGGTGGGCACTTGGAAGTGCCGGTGTAAAGCTGTGCTGAATCGCACGTTCTGGGTGTTCTCATTGTTATCTGCAATTAGGAAGTTTTACTTTTAATTCAAGATTGGTGATGTTAATGGCATCTATGGGCTCACTGACGGTATCCCCGGTACCGGTGTGAGCGCCATATCTGCCATATGAGTAGTTTTCAGAGTATTCGTGTGGCACGTGTCTGTTGTAACCGAAATCGAGCCGGGCATCTTCCTGGAGCGCTTCGATGAATCTGTTATAAATCGGGCGGAGAATATTCCTGAAAGATGTTTCAAGACGCTGCTCGTTGCTCCAGCCTGTTTCAGAGGGGCAGGCTATGAGTATCCTGACTTTCGCCCGGGAGTGATAGTCCGGGGAATTGCGCTGCTCGTTGAACGGGCAGAACAGGGCTATCATCGGGAATTTCATATCGGTTCCTCCCGGCGATTGGCTCAAATCGTCAAGCTTGTCTTTCACATAGCGGGCATTGCCGAAAACATAGTGAATCGGCGGGCAGGGAATCTCGCCGGCAACACCTTTCCGCCCTACGACAGTAAGTGTGCAGTCAACGGCGGTTTCCCTTACCACATCCGCGATTATCTCTATTATTTCCCGGCTTTTGCTCATAGATTGAGTTGATTGATTTTGGTCAACATATCGCTGCTGATGTTTATACCGGACAATGTGCATCCGGACGACTGGCACCACTCGGCAAACCGGCGGTGCTTATTCACCATGGAGTTCCACGCATTCACCTGACGACGGATGGGCGCTACATACTCGTTTGCGCATTTGAGCCTCACAAGTCCCGTTATGGTGCTTTGTGAGGAGGTGTCGCGGAGGATACGGAAGAACACATAGTCAGCGAAAGATTCACGCAGACGCTCACACACTGCGTCGATATTGGCGTTGCATGTGGGGTTCTCGTCCTCCTCAAGACACACAAGATATGCGTTGACCTTGTTGCCCACGGTATTGCCGAGAATACCGGCAAGATACTCTTCCTGGTACTCGGAAATATATGCCTCTATCGCGTCAGCTACTTCTGTGGCATTTGCATTGGGCAGCCTGCCGACCGTGCCGAGGGATGCATTCAGGATGCGCCGTGGCCCTTTGGTGAAATAAGAACAGTCTATAAGCATCTTTACTTTGACTTTTTAGAACGCCGTGTGGTCTTTTTTGTGGTTTCTGTTTCCTTGGAATCAGTCGCCGGAACATCTTTGGTATCATTGATTACAGGAGTCTTGTCATCTGCATCGAGGTCAGCCTCCAGCATATCTTCTACCTCGACGTTCTTGTCATCCACAGCGTCGGGATTTTCACTGTTGTCTGCCGCATTTTCGGCAGGCTCTGTGGCATTGGGAACGGTGAGTAATGACAGCCGTTCTTCAAGTTCCGATATGCGGGCATCTTTTTCCCGCAACTGTATGACTGTTTCGTCACGCTCATTCTTGAGACGGACTACATCATCACAAGCCGGACTTGTGGCCGGGAGAATTGCAAGCAATCCCCGGCGCACTTTGTCGCGGCATAAACGGCGGACGAAATCGAGTTCCTGGGATTCACCCCTTACGATTATGTCCATTACCCTTCTGTTGTGATGGTTGTAGTTGAAGAAACAGGTTTGGTGATGGCCAGCTTGAGCTGGTTCATGTCTCCATAAGCGAAAGTCCACGGCATGTAAACCGGGAAGATTACCTCTTCCTGAACGATGAGGACAACCTCGTTGGTGAGCTTGGTCTCAACGTCCTCGGCCCATTCGAGAGTCAGTGAGGTATAGTCAACGAGGTGGGCACCGGCGTTGAGGTCGCCGAGCATATATTTGCCTGCGGGGATGCCTGCGTATTCCACCACGGGGCGAGATGCGATGTACTTGATACCGTTTACCACCTTGACCAGGCCGAGATTGCGCCCGAGCGCGTCTTTCTCGCTGTCGATGGCGTTGACTGTAATCGGGTTCAGCACGAGGAAGTTCGGGAAGTACTGGCCGAATGTCATCACGGCGAAAGCGGTCTTGATTACATCCTCGGAGTTGGGGGCTTCAATGCTCTTGAAAGCAGCATTGTTCACCTTGAAAGTCATCTTGGCGGCAGAGGCCTCTTCCTCGGAGATGGCCACGCCGAGCAGGAGAACCTGACGGTCGGTGACTTTGACGACGTTGTGGGTGGCGTTCAGATTGGCATTGGAGGTGGCTCCGGTGAACGTGATGGCCATGCCGTCGAGTACGAGAGGCTGGGGATTGGTAAACTCCACGAGAGCGTCAGCACCACCATTGTAGGCGGTGACGCTCTGGACGCTTCCGGCCTTACCCTCAACGATGTTGTCAGTGATGATTTTCTCAATGGGCATGACTCCCTTGTGGTTGGCGATACCGAGAAGATTCTCGCCGTTGCCGTCGCCGAAAAGGATATTCCAGTCTTCGGCCATATATACGGCCTCGGGCATCATGGCGAGGATGTAAGAGCGGAGGTATGCGCGGCTTTTGAGCATACGCTTGGAGATGCGCATGTGCGTACCGAGGCGCTTGGTTCCGGTCTGTACTTCTTTTGTCTTGATGCTCGATTCCGGCAGACGACCGTTTTCTGTGACGTATCGTGCGTTGCGGTCCATGGAGTTCACCTGTGTGAATGCAAGGTTCGGGAACGCCGGATCACCGGACAGCACCTGAAGAATCTCTCGCATGTGCAGGGGCTTGTTGGCGATGGGCGATACAACGCGGCTCTGCTGCTGAGTGATAAGGTGTGTGCCCTCGTAGTTGTCGGTCATCGACACGACTTCTTTGAGAGAGAACCCGTCGAACTGACCGGACTTGCGAGTGTTTCCGGCGGCGAAGTCCTGGAACTTCTCGCTGTCGAACATAGACTGAAGCTTTTCGTCGAACTTGTTGATGGTGTGCATCGAGATGCCTTTCTGCTTGAGCTTCTCAACAGTCTCAGCCGTGGATTTGAGCTGCTTGACAAGTTCGGCATTTTCCTTGCGGAGTTCCGCAAGAGCCTGAGTGTTGTTGTCAGACATCTGCTTGCTGAGTTCGGTCAGCCGCTTGGTGAGAACCTCGTCTGAAATCAGACCGTTGTTCGACTTGTTGATGGCATCGGTGAAAGCACCTACCATCGCGTTGATGAACGTGCGCTGCTCATCGGGGAGTCCGGCTGTCTTGATGCCGAAAATCTCCTGAACTTCTTTTTCTGTCAAATTAGCCATAGTGAGCTATGAAATTAGATGGTGATTGTTTTACTTTTTTGTAGCTGCGTTGAGAGATGCCCAGAAAGAGGATGACGGTGACGGAGTCGGCACGTCGGCCGATTTCTTCTTTGTGTCGTCATCTTTCTTGCCCTCTTCATCTTCGGGCTTTTTCTCCTTGACCTCGTTTGGCGTGGACGGATCCGCAACGAGTATGTTGTTGGAGCGGTATACGCGGGACCAGCAGTGCGGACAACGCACATAGGCAAAAGCATCGACAATGCTCTTGGTTGTTATTTCTTTCTTGGTAGCCGCCATGCCGTCGATAATCGACGATACAGCAGCCTGAATTTCGGGGCGGTAGTGTTCTATCCGGCGGCATGCCTCATTGCGGGCAATTGACGATACGAACTCCGAAGCCGCATCCTGCACCTCCTGCGAGAAAGTATGCTCCGGCTCGTTGTCGTAATCGAATTGATGACCGCAACACGGACACGTCACAATCAAGCCGCCGCCAAGTGATTTGAGTAGCAGGTTGAGTTCCATATCGTAGTTTTTAAGTCGCTCGTCTGAATATCCGCGCTGCTTGAAAGCCATGCGGAGCAGTTCGACGGCATCCCGAATCTGGTCCTCGGATGCGCTCTTCAATCCAACGAGGAACGTCTGAGGATTGGCGCCCCAGCCCGTCAGCGTGGAATATTCGAGCATCTTCCATCTTACGACCTTGCGGCGGTCCTCCTCATCACGGGCAAGAGCCTTGACACCGATAGAGTGTTCAAGTGTGCGGCCTGCCTCATGGAAGAGCTTGTAGTCCTCAAAGACATCGCGGCATATCTGCTTGTTGAGGTTCATCTGCCCGGTCATAATGAGGTTTCCGTCCTTCTCTTCACCTGACAGAGGTACGCCAAGCAGCTGGCGCGTGTCGTGGTTGAGGTACCATCGCATTTTGCTTATGTCATCGCGGAGGGTGTCCACGAATGACCCCGGCATCGAGATGTCGTGCTGTGCGTCCTCGATGCCTATACCGTTCACCGCTACGGTGACGATACCCTTCTCAGTGACATCCAGTGCTTTTGTTTCGTACTGGAGATTAATCATCTGTTCTTTCATTACTTTCTCCTTTCGAGGGTTTATTATTGGGTTGATTGTTGTCTATATTCTTATCTCCGGGCTGGCCGGTGTTAATCTGAATCGGTGAGGTCTGCGCCTTTATCACGTTGTCCACTTTGGCTATCTCATCGGGAGTCATCTCGAACTTGGTCTTGTCGAATATGTCGCCATCAAGAGCGTCCTCGTGGATTTGAGAACGCCAGTCGTTGATGGAGATTAGTCCGTTGTTAAACTGCGACAAGCAGCGTTCATTGACGAGTTTCTTAACCTCTTCCGATTCTTTGAGTCCGACTTGCAGGCAGGCCACATCATTGAAATCGCAATCGAGATAAAGACCTTTGGCCTCCAATCCGAGGAATTGTGTAATGGTCTCACAGAATCGCTTGGCTGCCGGTATTATTGTAGATGTATATACACCTTTCTCCGCAGAATCTCGATTAGCGTATGTCGACTGGTCTTTACGGGGCACTAAATCCGCAGGAATGCCGAACACAGAGGCTATCTTGATAGCGTCCTCAAGGGTCTCATCAAATGGCTGCATCTCGGCGATGGAGGAACTTGTCTTTATGAAGTTCACCGGAATATCGGTAATTGCAAACGGAGACTTTCCCTCTTCGAGTCCATATTTGCTATTGAACTCTTTGCGCAGTTCTTCCTTTTCCGATGGCTCAAGAGCAACAGTGCCGGTAGGGTCTTCCTTTTGGGCTACGATAAAGCCGAGAGCACCACGTTTCAGAAAAATCACATTGCGGGCCTCATAAACTGCGATGAGGTTTGCTATGGGCTTTTTTACTGACAACAGGCGGCTTTCCGCTTTCAAGTATCCATTGCCTCTGATCAGTTCAGGTATGCCGTCGCGGTCATGCCATATCTGCCAATAAGGTATGGTCAATCCGGAATATGCGTCGAGGTTGAGCGTATAGCCTTTTATCAGTTCGTCAATGTTGGCTATTCCGAATATGGGCACACCATAGCTGTACTCCATCGGTTTGACCTCGACGAGATGAGCCGGCAGACTCCAGTAATTGGAACACCATTGAAATTTGATGGCATCCGGTCCGACGGAGTCAGCCATTGATGCACGGAAGAACGCATTGCCGGTGGCCAGTTTATAGACAAAATGCTGATAGACGATTTCTCGCCATGTCATAATCGGGTTCGGCTGTTTGAGGATTGTATCGGCGCCAAGGCGGTTACACCACACAAGACTGTCATCTTTTACCCTCTTCAAGTCAAAATGAGCCTCTGATATGCGTTTAGCTATATAGTCAATAGGCCAGAATACTTCCGGGATAGTCTTAAACATCTCTATGAAGTTGTTGCCGACTACTGACGGGTGAATAAGTCTGTCAAGCATTGACAGAATATTCTGGTATCTGAATGCATCTTCAACAATATTGTGTGCACCTCGGTCACCCTGGTTGTTGGGCTGCGGTATGATTTCCGCTTCTTCAACCGGAGCTTCCGTCTTTTCTTTGGTGCTGAATAATCGCCGTATGAGATTCATGCTTTGTTCTTTTCTCACAAATTAAAGCACAAATCCAGTCTGTTTCGCCAAATCCCCGAAAAACTGAATTTTCGCCACCTTCAAAAATGTAACCTAATTTACTATTCTTTAGGCGATTGACGTACTACTGTTGTCAAAACTGAATTTTACAACGAACTGTATAAAGCCACTCAAAACGGCACTTGCCTCTATACTTTCACCCGTGGCGCGGTTGTAGTCGAATAGGTTGGTCATGAATTGTGAGTACTCTACATCTTCCGTCAATTTGGTATCGTTGAACAGCAGATGGTTCTTCACGAAGTCAGATGTAGCAGCTATGCGCCGGTCAACATCTGCAACTTCATGCATGGCTCGGACATTCGGTATCTCCTTTCGCAAATCGCGTACAAATCGGAAATATGCAGGTGCGCACTCGATGATGGTTTGCTGGCTCCCGGCATTTACCAGAATCTCGGCTATTTCATCGGTAGAGGACGTTTCCCTCAACATCAGATTGACTATGTGCCATTTCTCGCCGCACAGCTTGCCGTGGACCAGAGCAAATTTGCCATTGATATTCGGCATGGCATAGACAATCTCACGGCTATACTTGCACTCAGTATCGGGATTGTAGAAATGAACGATACCATCACGGGCATATAGGTTACGTTTGCGACGGTTAGAGAACAACAGGAACTTCTCTCGCACAAGATCTGCGACAACATAGCGGAATGTGTCGGAGATGTGTCCGTGTTCCTCATAGGTCTGCATGGTGATTTTATTCTTGATTTTTGTTTTGAGAATTGCCCCGTTCTCATCTTTCTGCACGCTCATGTAGTCCTCAATCGAGATGGTACAATGTTCACCGATGATGATACGGATATCGGGTATAATCTCATCAAAGATGGCGTTGATAAATTCGCCGGTCATCGGCACACTCGGATTCTGCTTGCCTACGCAGTCAATAACCTCTATGCCCTCGGCTTGTAGGGTAGATATTACAAGGTCGAGGAATGAGCGTTTTTGGTCGTCAATGGTGTTGGCATGGCGAGTTGAGGCATCACCATGCAGATATATACGGTCAACTCCCAATTCCCTACATTTTGCCGCTACAAGCAGAGCACTTTTACGGGCGGTATTATGTGGGCTCTCGGCCGCAATCTCATCTATCTGGCGAATCTTAATGCCTCCGGGTGCAGGCTCAATACCTCGGCCAAAGTCATATTCAATCTGCCAGAATGTGTAAGAGATATAAGGCAGCACGTTGTTATCGACGCTTACATGGAGTGCGAGGTCGGGATTATATTTGCACTCTGCCGTGTGCTTGCCACGGTTGAACGAGCCGAAGAACTCGGAACCGGTACGGATAACACCCCATTCGCCCAGCGCGTACACGTTGTAGTAGTCGGTGTCGTTGATACGGTCTTTCTCAAAGTCGGCGATACACTGTTCATCATAGTAGCCGTATGTTCCGTCCGGCGAACCGACAACCCAAAAGTTATTAAGGTAGGTGGACTGGATAACAACAGTGTCGGGGGCGTGTTCCTCTATCTCCTTTGTGCGAGGGTTCAGAATCATCTTCGCCTCGTTCATCCGTATTGATTTCACGGCAGTAAGTTGTGAGGGTATCTTCCTCCCGGCAATCTCTATCTCCATCGGAACATCATGCCACTTCTCTATATCAAATACCTCCTTCTTTATCCAGTGCGTCTCCTTGATGGGATTGAATGTTGTGATAATCTGCTGGCCTACTTTACCGCGCAGACGCTTACGAACCTGCTTGTAGTCCTCGCTGGTAAATTCAGACCATTCATCAAGTACGACACGTTTGTAGTTGGAGATACCCTTTATCTTTTCCGGGTCGTCGAGGCCGCCGAAATCAATCTTGGCCCCATTCGGTATACAAATAATCTGCCTCACCCCGTCCTTGAACTTGAACAGACTGAAAATGCCGAGCTGCTTGGCTGCAACCTTGAAATCTTCGTAGATGGTTTTGCTGATATACGCCCCAACCTTACGCATTACGAGCGTGTTCTCACCGTCCCATAAGGTCATGATGAGAATAAGCTGTGCCACACTGTATGATTTGCCGGAAGATGAACCGCCGAACAGAATTATCAGTCGTATGGCCACATCCTGGAGCAATTTCATCAGATGGAAGCCGAGGGGGTTGAGCTTCTTGAAATTGATTTGCATTGATCTTGATACTTTGAAAGGATTACAGGGCGTTTTGCTTACGCGGTTTTGTATTTTCCCGGGGATTTTTCCACCTGTTTTGATAATATGCAATCGAACAATGCGATTTTGCTTATACTCACATTACTCTTGATCATCGTCAAAACCAATGCGCAGCTCTCCCGATACGCTGTTGTGGGTGGTTATGTTTAGGTCTTTGGCAGAGGCGTAGCCGAGCACGTCTATAAGCCTTTTCTTGGCGGCATCTTTATCGACATCGGGGACAAGCCTCTTGCCATTGCGTGTGAACTTCAGCAGGCGGCGTATCTCTTTGGGTATCTCGTGGAGGTAGCGCATTCTCCATTGGTGCGTTTTCTCATCTTCTATCCAGAGTGTCAATGGGTCGAGGTCGAGTATCTTTACATCATCGGAGATGATGCGCTCCCGGCTGATTGTAGCGAGTCTCGCGCGCTCCTCTTGCAGTTGCTCAACCCTTTGGGCTATCTTTGGGTCACTCATCAGCAAAGATGCCGATGTGTAATGGGTGCTTGCCTTAGCGTCATTCTTGCAGTTGTAGGCTTTTCGGTATGCTGTAACAAGAACACCTCTTGTGTCGGTACCGTAGGCATCTACGACGTACTGACAGAACAGCTCCTGTTGTGCGGTAAGACCGTGTTTATTCTTCTTTCGTGCCATTGTGATGATGTATGAGAGGTTTTATATAATTCGGGAATAAAATTGTATATAATCAGAGGCTGAAATTGTAGTCGGATAACAGCCAAAGAAAAAATAGATAGAATGGATTGCTGTTGTTCATATTCATGCTTTGTCTTTCTCCCGCCCTTGAAAAATTTTCCGGATATGCTCCAAAAATTGCCGTTTTTGGCCGTTTTGCTTTCGTTTATTGAACTTTTATTTCCAAAACATGGTGGGGATTGAGTAAAATTCATGGCCGGGAGAGTGGATTTTAGCGGTTATTGATGCCTATGATGCTGAGAACAAAATCACGATCACCGAGTAACGCGGCAGTTGCCGTTAATGTGGTGCCGGTAGTGATGATGTCATCATAGACTATCACCCGCCGCTCGGCTATGGGCCGGAGCAGATGAAAGTCAGGCTCCAGACGGTTGCGGTTGATACACTGAACAGCATCGGCATAGAACGGAATGCCGAGACGGATTGATATCCTCTCACATACCGCCGTTGCAAAGTGGAACCCGTCTGCATGGCGCCGCCGGGGAGTGGTGATAATACACCAGTCTTCCGTATTGTTGACAAGACGCTCAATGAAGTTGGCCGCAGCGTCGGCAAATAAGGCCGCTATGTCGGCCGACTGCTTAATCTCGCTGAACGGAATCCCGCTCTTTGTGCGTCTGTATTGGGCGAAATACACCAGGGAGCCGAGTTGATGCAGAACCGTCCGGGGTGACAAATCACAAAGAGGGATATTCCCACCTTTCAGCCGAGGCCGAGAGGCAGGAACATCCCAATTATCCATACGTGTTATCTTACTGCGTCTGCTCATGGTCAATACTCTCAAATATGCGCCTTATGCCGTCGGCAACAGACGTATATTGCAAAGGTACTGTATAAACCGCTTCGTTGACCGATTGCTCTTTGCGGTCAAAATCACGCTCTTGCGCAATCAGTTCTATTTCAAGCGGTTTATATTGTTTCACCAATTCAGCGAGATGCAGTGTGGTGGTCTGCTCCGGATTGGCGGCGTTGATGAGCTGATGGCTGCTCCCGTACGCATAGACAAGGCTCTCGACAATGTCATCGATGTAGGTAAAGTGTCGCACGTTACGCCCCATGTTGTAGAGTTTAACCCGCTCGTCATTGAGCAGATGCCAAAGAAGAGTACCTTGACGCGGTCGGGGGCCGTACACGTTGTGAAACCTTACTCCCGTGGCTCTCGGATGATAGCAACGGGCATATTCCTCGTTGAAACGCTTGCTGATGCCGTAGATGGATGTTGTGTTGCCGTCGGCTGCCGTCGATGATGAGGCATAGACCAGCTTGACGCTATGCCGGGCGCAAGCGTCACACACGATTTTGAACACTTCAATGTTATCGTGGATAATGTCGGTCTTGTTCTCGTTAAAGACGGAAGTCTGGGCGGCGAGATGGTACACACAATCAATGCCGGAGAGGTCGGTTGAGGTGAAGAAGTCACCGGCCTCTATCCCGTTGAGGCGGTCAATGCTGCACACCTCAATACCTCGCTTTTTAAGCGCAACGGCGAGAGCCTTGCCAATAAAGCCATCGCCGCCGGTGATTACTACTTTCATGTCTTACTTTTCATTGAGTTTGTCTAACAGTTCCTCAGCCTCACGCCGGGCAAAGTCGGAGTCGTAAGGGTCATAGAATCTCTTTACTGTTACCCACACGTAAGGCCATGTGCGGAC